AGTTCAGACCTTTGGGTACGGGTAAGCATGGATAACTCACTTTGCGCTGTGGAAGTATTTACCGTCGCTGTCGCTGCCTCGTTGGCTAGTACATTGGCGATTGCAGAGTTAGACATTTGCAAATGCGCTTCGTCTATTTGTGCTAACTCTTCTCTAATGATTTGCTTAAGTAAGGATTCAGTGATTTTCATTTGTAACTCCCGAGAACACAATAACTAGTTACTTACTTGGATAAAACTTCAATGTCTGTTATACATAAAATGTTCTCGAAAGCCATATAATCGTTAGCCTTATTAAACCTGACGCGATACCTTGGAAGCATAACGGGGTCTTTCATAACCTCCACGATTATTCCGATAGCGTTCTGCATTTTGTAAAACTTGGAAAAAACATTTGGCTTCCATTTTACTAGTGTTCCTACCTTCATTCAAACCTCATTGTGTCTTTGTTAAAGCCAGCGTCGACGATAACTTACGATGAACCGTGAACGGGAAGTCGTGGTAGCCTCTCCCTTTGGTAAACAGAGGGCCTTCGGGTGTGTTTAGTGATATGTTTATTTCAGTTAACTGCATTTATTACCTCCAAATGTTGCGGCCAATAGAAGATTTCACGATAATACTTGGGCATGTCAGGACAGCACCATTGCACAATCCAGCGATGCTTTTGGGTATCTACCATACCATTGTCAGATACAAGCTCGATGAGAACACCGATTCGGCCTTTCATAATCCACCAGCCGTCATCGCCATTGTGTTTTACTAAATCACCTACTCGCATACTACCTCCAACTGCCAGCTATCCTTACGCCATCCGTCGCCATCACAAAAGATTATTTTTCCACTGGGATGTGGACATAACCACTTGACTCTATATGACCATCGGTCGCTTGCGATGTTATACTTTAGTCTTTTAACGACGATTCCAAGACAGTTGCTATCGTTTCGTCTTACTAGGCTGCCAATCCGCATGCTAACTCCATTGTTCGCGGTGATGTATATAATGTATCACGGGGGTATGAGTTTGTCAAGAAAAAAAATAAAAAAAGTTTATTGTTTAGGTTTGGCCTTAAGTTTTTTGATCTCGTATCGCCAGTGGTGTTGTTTTCTATCACTGAATCGCTTCTTTGAAAAAAACCATTTGACCTCGATAAGTGGCTTACTACAAGCATAAGTGGTATTTAAGTTTTTACCATGTTGACCTTCATCTTTAATTTTCATTATCATTCCGAAGGTAGCATAGTTTGCAATCATGTTTTGGTCTTGACCACTGCCCGCTGCGGACAATGTGACTAAATCTCCAACTTTCATTTTACTAACTCCAAACTCTTTTTGTTAAAATGGAAATGGCCGCCAATGCTCGGATGCTTTACTTTCACAAAGTCATCGGCTTCAAGCTCGACAACAGTGTAAATCGTATCATAAAGATACAGGAATCCTAGACTATTGACTATGTGTTTTACTTTGTCGCCTACTTGCATAGCTTCTCCAAATGTTGAGGGTATGTGTTCCAAGGTCTAAGCTTCTGTGTACAATAAAAAGTTATTCTGTGTTTAGCGACTTGGGTTACAATACCGAAGTATTCTGGATAAAGTTTGTGTCTTACTAAATCGCCTACTTGCATAGCTTCTCCAATCGGGTCGGTGGTATCAAAAACTCTCTAGCCCCAATCCACACCTTGTAAGAGGATTTTGTGGATGTAATGCCTACAATCAAGCCAATCTTTGGGTTTTCATCGGGAAACTTCATCCAAGGATTGTGGCCTTGCCATTCATTGACTACTCTGACTAAATCGCCTACTTGCATACTACCTCCATTCCCTTACCGATTGCTGAAACGCTGTAATAGCCGCTGTCGCCATCCATCCAAGACACTTCGAAATAATACTGATCTACCTCGGTCACGACACCAAAGACGGGGTGATAACCCAAATCCTCGTCGGGTGTCCATTTTATCAAATCACCTACTTGCATGTTAACTCCAAGTATCTGGTTAAAAAGTGGTTTAATCCACCGGTTCTAGTGTTAAAGGCGGTGCATAGGGTGCCTCTATCATTGATTTCGATTATTGTGAGCAAATCATTTAGTTTTGCTTCGTCGCCAACTTGCCATTGACATTCCTCTATCACTCTTACTAAATCTCCGACTTTCATTTAAACTCCGTTGTTCTCGGTGATGTATATAATGTATCACGGGGTAGGAGGTTTGTCAAGTATTTTTTTATCTTTTTTTACCACGGTCAGTTGTTTCTCGATCCACACGGTGCTTTTGGCTTCTTTTATCCACTTGACTCGCCAGAATCTTGTCCCGCCTGTTTCAAACTCAAGATCAATGATGACTCCCAGCCAACGGGTGGGGCTGTTGATTTGCCACTTTGGGCATACAACATCACCTATTTTCATCTTTGGTCACAGGTTTAAAATACATCATGAAGTTGTAATCATACATGTCTGATTCGCGCCACCACCAGTTCAGATAGCGATAACGAACGATACCAACATCATCATTGAAGCCATCCGTTTTATAGCCAATCACGATGGCCATCCCGCTATACTGGTTAACCCATAAGGAACCAATCTCGGGACGGCCAAACATACTTAGTGCCACTTGTCAAGCTTCCTCACAATCGCAGCAGTCACGCATGATGTTCTGCCGTCAGTGTGAACCAAATGCAAAAGTGGGTATCGTTGAAAATTGTTTCGTTCTAATTTAGTGATAATAGCAATGCTAGAATAGCCATGTTCTTTGGCATACTCTTGGCCGACGATTACATCGACTAAATCTCCAACTTTAAAATAACTCGAATACATGTTGCTCCTAAACTATTCTTTTCACTCTGAAGGCCGCAAGGTCAGGTGGGCCAAAAACTATAAGACTGTTGGCTTTACCCTTAACACCGATTGCTCGGACAACGATTGAGCCACCATCGCTCTCAATAACTAGTCCCCTGTACCTCTTCTTTATCGGGCCATTATTGACGGTGGCCACGGTTGACCATTCTATCAGACACCCCACGGGGTAGTCTTTTGGATTTTTAGTCTGGGTTTGTTTCATTTGCGGAGCACCTTTAGGTTTTTCTCGGGGATTGAAAACTTTTCGCTTCCAAACTGAACCCACCAAGATATGGGTGTCACATTCTCAGACACATCGATGACCACACCAATGGATCCCTCTAGCTCAAAGAGGGATGCGAAGTTTCCATGCCATGTAACCAAGTTTCCGATTTTCATTTTGTCTCCAGTGGTGTCGGTAATGTATCCCGATGGGGATGATTTGTCAAATTCTTTTATTGATCCTCTTGATAACTTTAAAATGTTGGGGTCGCAAGGTAACAATCGCATTGGGGAACTGTATTTTGTAAAAATAAGAACGCATTCTAAAATTTGTAACCGTCTCTCTCTTCACAACAATACCGATGGCTCCGTCAATGTGTTCTGCTCCACCGACATATTGAACGATGTCTCCGATTTGTGGTTGATAAATTTCAGGTGTCATGTTTATTCTCTTCTGTTATTAAGCGACGAACCCATTCGTTTCCAAGTTCATCGGCAAAAGCTACCTCATACTTTGAATGGAATGCTAATGCGGTTTCGCCCTTGACGGTCACATTTTGAAGCATGTAACCAGCGATGGTAAACTCTGATCCCATTGGGACATCGTTGTCTTGAGACATTACCACTTCACAAATTGCATACGGCATTGACTTGCGAGCCTTTACATATTGACCAGTGTTTTTATCTTTGCGCTTGCCCCAGTATTTACGAAAGGCGACTTTTGAAACCATCGCTGTGATTGGTTGCTTATTGTTTTTGATGAAGATTAATTGTTTAGGTTTTAAGTATGCCATGTTATTCTCCAGAGCAGGGGGTAGGGGGGTATCAGGTTATCCGATATAAGTAATGTATCATGTCCTGATCAGTTTGTCAAGAAGTTATTTGTATAATCTCGAACTTTGCTGAACCGTGTCCGATTGGGACTATTATATCTCCCATCTGGATCACGATAAAGCCTCGTTCATCTTTGATGTAATGGCCTTCAACTTGTGAACCATCAGTGTAGGTTGCCCTAACTAAATCACCCTTTTTCATAAACTATCACTCTCCCGTCATTACCTAGTTTATCCTTAATAAAAAAGCCAAATTGCTTTGCTATTTGTGAGACAATAGATTTCATAGTGGTAGACTGGCCCGTGATAACAACGAAGGGAACTTCGCCCTTAATGCAATGTTTTTCGAGTTTCTGGTATACATCTCGGTATCTTACACCATGTAAATCAATCGTGGTCATGTGCTTCCGCTCCATGCCTAACCCCAGTAAAGACATAGTTGCCCTCACATTCTACGGTTCCGTCACCTAAAACAGATAACATGTATAGCTCGACCGTGATCAAATCAGTATCTCTAGGGCCAGCTGTGACCACCCAACTTTGTGAAAGATGAACCTGATTTGGAAAACCGAAAGGCTCCCCCATGTCACAAGACCAGTTGTAAGTGTTAGAGCACTCTTCGCTATTCCATGTGCTCGAACCTTTATCGCACCATGGGTCATAAGCCTCTTCAAAGATTATTGGTTTACCATCTTCGATCCGAAAATCATCAAGGTTGGCTCTGGTGAAGTCGCCACAAGTACCCTCATTTGATTCTTGGGTTAGTGTATACCACCCGTTTATTTCTGATTGTTCTACCCTGCACATTCCACAGGCTAATAATAAAGATAATAACATTATTGCTCCTCAACTTTTGCTGCTTTATAAATGTAATCTGACTCGCAGACAAGTGCCCCGTCGGCAAAAGACATCCAAGCATCCAGCCAAACATCCATCTTCTCTGCATTATCAGGCTCTGGAAACAAAGACCACTGAAGGGTCATCTCGAAAGGCCCAAGGAAATCCTCGCCTTCACAATACATCGACATGTCGTTTACACATTCGTTGCCGTACCATTCGTTGTATGTCGCCATGCACCCTAGCCCAGTTTGTAGTGGCTCACCATGGTCAAAGCTGGTCAGCATGGGGCCAGTTGGGCCACAATTACCCCCGTAGTATCTGTCGGTCAATTGGTATTGTCCGGTTAGATCCTCCTGAAGGATTTTGCAGACTGACTCTTCAGCCGTGCAACTTACTAAAAATAAATAAAATAATGTCATTCTTTCTCCAAGTGTTTTAAAACTCTGGGTTGATACCAGATTCCTGCTGGGTCGCTTTTGGGGCTGACCCATTTAACTTTGACCATGCCTCTCATAACGCCAAGCACGATTCCCGTTGTTCTATCTCTCATGTATTCTTCTGTCCCGTGTCCGACATAGGAAACCAAGTCGCCTATGTGGAAGATCTTTCTTTTAGCCATGCTGCCGCCTGTCCTACATGTCGCCCCATTGTGTATTCATCGTGTTTTTTAAACAATTCTAAATAAGGATTTTTAATTGTGTCGTCATAAGCAAAGTTTGTTGATTTGCCGATGATAGTCAAATCGTATTGTGTCGGGATGCCGTTATGAGTCCTTGATGTGCAAAACGAGCTAAATGCAGAATTAAACATCGCATTATCAATTGGTGCATCGTAAGTGCTCAGGTGAGAATACCGACCAGTAGGTGCAATAAACTTAAGTCTAAAGCTAGCCTGAAGAGAATGGTTAGCCCAAGGTGGTTCATTTATGAACATATTTAATTCCTGAACCGGTAATCTAGTTATCATCGCCATCATTGTATCTGGTAGGTCACCCCAGTAGCCTTTATATTCTCGACCGCGTTCACTTAAATCAAGCTTCACGATTGAGCCAATCCCTATTCCATGTGTTTTGCAAGCGGCCAGAAATTCATTGCGAAAAACCTCACTGACTTGCTCAATCGTGTCGATGTGTTTGTTCATAATTGCACATGTCCGTCTTGTATGGCCTTTGTGTCCGCAATAGCCACAGCTAACTGCTTTCTTTCGTTTACCTCGACGCTTTAAGCCAGCGGCTTTATAGTTCATCTTTTTAGAATAAGCATAAGCGATTGAATACCAAGTATACCTTTGGAAGTTTAGGTGTTGGGTTGCTGTTGCGATTCGGTCAAACCGGTGGGCCATGGTGTATGGGTCGGAATGAACATCCTCTGGGGTGTACACAACATTAACATTGCTCTTGATAACCGCCAACATGTGATTAATGTAGCCATCAAGGTGCGGACACTTAACATCCGTATGGTCGCCTTTACAAAATGAACAAGGAAAAGTAGCCATTGGATCTCCTAATTTAGGTCAGCGGGATTGCTGATGTATTTAATGTATCACGAATCATCTGAAATGTCAAACATTTTATCTAAAAAATCTGCGAACCTTTCATCATAACGGAGTGAAACACCGAGAGACACGGCTCCAACTACAACTGAGGTTATTAACACAATTTTAAAGGCATAGTCATAAAACTCAGGGGGCATTGCTATCATTTTTTCTTCTCTCTCTGGTTACAACGCGAAGGCTGGGGCTTATTGCTAAGCTACATAAATCAAATTCAAGAAGTTGTCCATCGCAATTCTTAACAGTGAAAATATATGAGTGTGCAATGTCACCAGCACCCTCGTCATCGATCCACCCATATTCTTCAATATGAATCACAAATCCGATGACGGGGGGCTGAACGGTAAGATCACGAATTTCAGCACCTATGTGTAAATTATCAAAGGTGATTTGTTCGTATTTAATTACCGCATTGTCATTCATACACGCTCTCCAAACCAGTTATAGACTTCAGCGTCAACATAAATAGTATCGCTGCCGATCAACGACATCGGAAGGTGTAATTCACCTTGGCCAACTGCCTCCAAAAGTTCGCGAACCATCGATACAGTCAGGGTTTGAGAGTTATCATATGTGACGAAATCATTGAATGTGCCCACCCAGCGGGTGGTACGGTATGAGGTAGAAATTTGCTCTAGTACCCCCAGAGCGGCAAGAAGTATTTGTTTGTGTGATGTAAGCATTTATCCTCCAATGCTATGTGTGTTATAATATATCCCGTTTGGATTTATTTGTCAAGTAAAAGTTGAAAGTTTGTTGTCCGTTTTTCCATAAACCAACTCGGAACTTTGCTTATGGGGTATCGCATTCTTGGCTTGTCTGAATAGAAATTGCGATAGCTCTCTACGATGTTGTCACTCTTGTATTCGTCCGGCATGCAAAGGGGTAGGGGGGTAGGCTCGTCTGTTGGGAACAGAGAGGGATCGTATAACTCCATGATCTCTTGAAGCACACCAGCACACTTGTGGGTCTTTCCAAACCTCTCAGTGTATTCATCCAGCATAGCCTCGGTGTGCTCTACCAAAGCCATGAAGTTAGCCGATGATGCCCGAGTCCACTTGGTTGACGGGTGGTTCTTGTGAACCGTCTTGTATGGTGCGACCGGTTCATCATGCTGAACATTCAGGGTGGTGCATAGCATTTGGCATGATTCAAGAATCATCTTGACCACACGATAGTTGTCTAATGACCGAGCGGATTGCACCCAGTCGATTTGGTTTTTGTTTCCTTCGATTGCGAAGATATTCATTCGTCCTCCTTAATTGACGAGAAAGGGTATAACTGATGTCCAAGAGACATCGATGCAAGCATGGCCATAAGTATCGTCCATGAAGCTAACTTTAAGAATATGGTTATCAAGATCACTATCGTACTCGCAACCGATGATAACCCCAAATTCTCCCTGAAGGTTAACAAGTTTTCCTACTAATTTATGTGGGTCACTCACTTGTGTCTCCTTGGTGTCCTTAATGTATCATGATGTCTATGGTTTGTCAAGAAGATTTATCAACTTTTTCAAACTCATTAAACTGTACTGTCCATTCTCTACCAAGCTTGATTGAGTGGGCCTGAATCCAGTCATTGATTCTTGGATAGTGCAATAGCGTCTTACCAACAAAGTTGTCTGGAACCCACTTAACAACATGTAATTCGCCAAAATACCGAATGTGTTGATAATGTTCTCTCTTGATTCTGATGATGTCTCCAACCTTTACATCAATGTTTTCGTATTGATTAGGCATGAGTTTCTTCATTCTCTGTCCACTTCTCCAACACAATTTTCAGTACTTCTTCCATAAGCACTTGTTCTCTTGGATCCGTGGGGTCTGGGTACTCTTCGAGCGATTTGAGGTACTGCATCAACGCTGCTTCTCTTTCCATTTTCGCAATCATCTTGAGTCTTCTATCTTCATACTCGCCAAATATGCCTATCTTTATTGGTGGTAACATGTTGTTCTCCTTTATATTAATTAGGAACAAATATAATGTATCCTGTCACAGTCGAGTTGTCAAGAAAAAATAAATCATTTTTTAAAATCTGATGACCCCGTACCGAACAGTACATGACGAAGTTCGACATCCTCTTGGGGACTTACAGGGGTAATAAACTGAGACGGGACGGTGACCTGATCTGCTGATTCGATCAAGTAAACAGTATAGAACGCATCCTCGTAATTGTTTAAATTAAGAACAGTGTCCATTATCATACCCAGATAAACACGGTATGATATCGATTTAACAAAAACGAGTTGGCCAACTTCGAACATCGTACATCTCCTTATATAAATCAATCATTGAAAAAGTAATTTGGTATTTATCAATTAAATCAATAATCGTGGTTTCCATATCATAAACAAGCTCCATCATTTGCATGATGTACTTTTCATCCTCGTAGGTAATGTTATAATCACCTTGGTATTTATCTATATATGAAAGCCATATCCTTTCTATGGTATAGTCAAGCCACAAATACATGTCCATTATGCGTGCTTCTTCGTCTGTGAAAATTGTGGTCATGCATGTGGGCTCCAAATTGCGCAGGGGGGTGGGTAGTAAGAGGTCATAATATCTTAATATCTCCGGTGGTTAACAATATTTCAAAGCTTGACTTAGACAGATAGCAAAACGTGCCGTCTGAATAAAATACGTGGTATGACTCCTCCCAGTGAATCAAGGATTGTTCATCACCAGTGGATGTTGAGCCTATTTTATAAACATTAATCACGATGCCGACTTTACCATTATCAATAATTAATGTACCTTGCTTCACCTCCGTCATAGTTTTTCAACGCCTTATGAATCTCTTTATCTGATATGCTAGCAAGTGGGCGCACCAAACATATTCCATTAAGTAGTTGCGGAGGCATGCGAGAATCATAGTAGCCAACTTTTATTCCATGAAGCACACCAAGAAATGCTCCATTCTCATCAAAGATGGAAGCGCCAGACGATCCAAGCCAACAGAAGGTCTGAAAATAATAACTAAGGTATTGAGTGCCCGCGAGACTTCCTTTGGTATATACCATACCGTAATCAGACGGCCATGAAACCATGTCTAAGTCCATTCCCATCTCGGGCTTATCAATACGATAAAATTTTGCTGGTTTAAGAGGTAGATCTTTTTCTGGCTTTAAAATTGCCCAGTCAAGTGTTTCATCAACAACAACAGGATCAAGAGCAATCTCTTCTCCGGTATATTCTATTAATGCAACATCATCACACGCATCGATTACATGTGCTGCTGTTAAAATAAATTTCTGACCTCGAAGCGCAAAGTGCGTTCCTGAACCAGCGCCAATTACTCTTCCCTCTTTGAGACACATGATCATGTATGAAGCTCTAATCTTATCATCTTTGTTGTTTTTGCCGATAAATGGCCCTATACCCATCATTGATAAGGTAATAATACCCAGAATTATAACTTTTATGTACCGCATGATAGTCTCCCACATACAATAACTAGTTATAAAAAAAGGCCACGTTCCCGTGACCCTCGTTTATTCCTCAGTTTTACTTATCATCAGTAAAAAATCCATATACTTTTTTTTTAGCCTCTTCATCATACAATAGCAATGCATGCATCATTTGCTCTCGGAATTTTCTTTCATTCACTTGAAGATTAAGTTCAACCACGATTTTAAGACCTTCGCACCACGCTAAGGTTTCTAATAACACAGTGTCGGAGGGCTCAACTTTGTTGGCATAAAGAAAAGCATGCCCTACTTCATGTATTAAAGCATAATATTGTTCCTCGATACCAAGATCATTTCCGATCTCAATGTCTCCGATTAGCTCTGGGCTGAACGGGTCATTTGTTTCTGTACCAAATGAACATTCTTCACTCTCATCAATAAAGTCAACTAGGACATAAAGCTCATCATACGCATAATCTTTAAGTTTCTGAATCGCTTTTAAGATGTAGTCCTTCGTCAATGTATTGCTTGAGCTCTGTGTACCCACCAATGATTTCAAATTCAGGCCCTCCAATCGAAAGTTTTAAAACAATCGGCACTGTTTTCATACCATAATTAGTTTTAAAAGCAGCCAATAGGTCCGGGGAGTTTTCAATCCACGATGCAACAAAAGGTAGTTTCTCTTGTAATAATAGAGAGTTAGCCCGCTGACACCAGCCACAAGAGGCGAATCCAATGATTTTATAATAATACATTTTAACCTCTTAAGATTTGCTTTTGGGTGCTAAGCTTTTCTTGAATTTTTCTAGGGTCGCCCATAATCATTAAGACTCTAGATTGTGTGCTTCCATCATATACGACCATCTTTGAGACAGAGAACTGCTCGTGGACGCCCGCTTTAAGCAAGCCTTCTTTGAGTTTATGGTATGCTAAGTTATCTTCTGTGACTGATACAACATGTTGCGGGTTCACATATACCCTGCTGATCGCCGGAGAGCCTTCGACCATCTCTACCTTTGTTAATTCAACCAGCATCAGCCATCTCCTTTGCAAAAAATACATCCCTAGACTTCACCAAAAAGTACTCGTTTTTGATAAATACTTTCAACAATTGACCAGCTTTTTGAGTCGTAAGAACACAACCGATGTGAGGTTGCTTTGTAACCAACTTGGGATAAAGTAGGCTATTATGCAATGATTCTTCGTTAAAGAGCCATGTACTTTGTGGAATCCTTATCAGATCCCCTTCTTTATAGCAATTCATTTTATTCTTCCTGTGGTGGAGTAGGCGCTGGGACCTGTTGTGCGGGAACCGCATTGGGCGGACCCTGTGGTGTTTCCTTGGCTTGATGATATCCGCTGAGAATAGCAATGGATTCATTTAGTCTGGTGTCTAACGCCGCAAGGTTACGACGAACCTTATCTATTTTTTCTGCTGCGATTATTACATGAGGCTCAGGTTGCCGAAGTAATTCGCCTATCTCATTGCACAAATGATCACAAAAAGATAGCTGTGTTGCTTCTTGTTCAATCAGTTCTGCGATGTGTTCCGGAACTTCGTCGAGTTCCACGGAATATGATATTTTAACTCTCACATTTACCTCCAGAGTTTATATTATAATATAACACATTTTAATTATTCTGTCAAATTGTTATCAACATTTGATAAATGGTAGCAGTTACAAGAACAATCACTGAGCTTATAACGGCCCATGTTACTTTTGAGTAAGTTTCTTTCCATTGTTCAAGAGCACGAAGTCTAGCGTATAAACCGGAGTCCGGATTATAAACTGCCTCTTTTATTTGTCTTATATCAGCGTTCATCTCATCTTGCTTCTCGGACATTCGTTCGAGAGTGCTTTTGAGTTCTTGAATAAGCGCTATTAATTCTACTTCTGTGCTCATGCTTTAATTAGTCCTTTGTTCCTACAATCGCATAGTTCATTGTTAACAATGTTGATGCGGCGGACACAGCGTTTTGCAAGGCACACCGAGTCACTTTGCAAGGATCAGTAATCCCAGCGTCAAGCATATCAGCGTACTCCCTTGTGAGGAAGTTGTACCCTTGATTTTGTGTCTTGTTAATTACTCCGTTAACAATTAAATCCGCTGATTCACCTGAATTTGCACAAAGTTGTCGCAGTGGTTCCTGTACTGCGTCAAGGATAATACGAGCACCCAGTGCTTGCTCTTCATTATCAGTCGAGACATGCAAACCAATAGATGCGCGAATAAGACCAACGCCACCACCGGGGAGTATGCCTTCTTCCAGTGCTGAGCGTACGGCTTCTAGAGCATCATCAATACGATGCTTCTTTTCAATCATTTCTACTTCTGTCGCAGCGCCCACTTTAATAACAGCAATACCACTAGCAAGTCGAGTAATGCGTTCCTGTAGCCTCTCACACGCTTGTAAATCTTCCGTTTCTTTAATTTCGTTTTTAATTGATTCAATTCTTGTTTCAATAGTTTCCTCATCACCTAAGCCTCCTACCACTGTTGTTGAATACTTTCCAACCGTGGCGCTCTTGGATCTACCAAAATGCTTTAATTGGACATTTTTTAATAGCAAACCGTCTTCCCTAGTAAGGAACGTCGCACCCACCGAGGCAGCCAAATCTCTTAGAATAGAGCGTCTTTCTTCACCATAACGGGGTGATTTGACGGCACATACCTTCATAGTTCCACGGACTGCGTTAGCAATCAGGGCTGCGAGTGCTTGTCCTTCAACCTCATTCGCTACAACCAACAAAGGTCTTTGATCTTTTGCGGCAAGCTCAAGTGCTGGGTAGATTTGTTCTACCGTATCAATCTGTTCATCAGTAACTAGGATTAAGGGGTCATGATATTCTGCTGTGTTCTGTCTCTCGTTCGTAATAAACTTAGCAGATAAATAACCTTGGTCCATTCTAAAACCTTCGATAAGATCCAATGATGTATTAATTGATCTCGCTTCCTCAACAAGAACAGAGCCATCTTTACCCGCTGAATCCACAGCGGTTGCAATGAGAGTTCCGATTCCAGTGTCGTTGTTGGCTGAGATGGTTGCAATGTGTTGAATGTCCTGTTGTGATTGAACGGGTCGTGCAATTTCCTTAAGGTTTTCAACAATCATTTCTGTAGCTTTGTCCATCCCTCTCTTGATTTCAGTAGGTGAAGCACCGGCAACGATATATTTCTGTGCTCGGTTCAAGATTCCACGGGTTAAGATTGTAGCAGTCGTTGTACCATCGCCAGCGTTTGTTGCCGATTGCTTGGCCGCCTGTTTAACGATTTGTGCTCCCATGTTTTCAAAAGGATCTTCAAAGGTGATATGCTCTGCGACGGTTACGCCGTCCTTCGTGACCATTGGGATGTCTTCTCCCTGATACATAATACCCACGGTTCTCCCTCTGGGTCCCAATGTTGATCCTACATTGTCTGCGAGTTTATTAACTCCATTTAGTACTTTGTTTGTTAGTTCTTGACCGTCATTATAATGCTTCACTATTCCTCCATTATTCTATTTCGTTTACACTACTTGTTATTTCGTCGTCCCAGTCCAATCGCAGTCGGATCATAGGATTGAAGGTAGCTGATACTCTTTCAGTAGTCAGGATCCCTTCGGGTTTTACCAGTTGTCCCTCGATGTCAACAGATTCAAAATCGATCTCTGTTCTTTCTCGATAAACAACAACCGGAGCGGGCTCTTCTGCAAGGGCCGCTGATAAAAGTAAAAATATCATTATTGATCTCCCCAATGACACCAGCAGTCACCGCTTCCGCATCTGCTGCAAGTTATCTTTATTGTTCCCCAGCCGCAATCACACGGATCACAACCACAAGCGGGGCATGCTTTTTTAGATAATCCCTTTAATATAATCACCATTTTCTCCTAGTCAATGTTTTTTTCTACAGATTTTGCTAATTTGTCGGCATCAGCCGCTGCTCGGGTACCGACTGTTTTGTTTTCAAAGTCTGTGAGATAGATATTCAGATTATTAGTTAGGTCAGCAAAGGCATCAAAAATATCTGTGACCCTTTGTCCAAGGCGAGCAACATATTTATTTGCGATACTTTTCAGTTGTTCTCTGGATCCGAAGTCTAGACGAGCGAGCAACATATCCTTTGGTAATTTGGGAGTGTAAATCTTACCATCTGCAAATTGAACGATATCAAAATCGCCCTCAATACCTTGCGACTTATCTCCAATCGTAAATTGATAAAAATCAACACCCAATATGTCTTTTCCTTCTCTTTCTTTGAGGGCAACAATATAGGTGATCGGCTTCTGAAATCTCTCTATACCATTTCTAAGATTATCAACGGAGCCTTTTACATATTTTGGACCTTTAAAGAAAAACTTCAAAGACAAAGGAGTCTCGCCATCAGAATCAAGAAGGTCCTCAATGGGTAGGTTACCACCGGCTAGTTCAGTGACTTGTGTCCCTTTTATGAGAACGGCCAACAAAGCCTCAAACATAAAGCCACCAGTCTGGGCATTAAAGTCTTCAATTACACCAGCGAGCGAATCAAGAAAGACAAGATTACCAATAATTGTTTCAACTTTAGACTCGTTTATACAACTTTCATCACAGTCTTTGATAAAGGTTTGGACAGAGTTTATCTTTTCTTGAAGTGTGTCGCCCTGTATATTGCCGAAGAACCTTTCGATGATCTGTCTATCGTCAGATGATGGGTCGCCCCACTTTTCAGACAAAGCAAACTTTGGGAGTTTTAACACTTTGGATTTTTCACCTTGATCTTGAGCCACGGGCATTTGTCTTTCAACTGCGAGGCCAAGATGTTGGGCGCAAGCTTCTGTAATCATCTGATCTAATAACTTAAATTTATCCATTACTTAATTTCCTCAAGAAGTTTTTTAAGATCCAGACCGGCACAATCAATCTTTCGATTAGTAAGATGGTAATGAGAAATAAACCCATTAAACCTACCATTCACGGCTGCTTTGCAGATACCGGTGGATGTTTTGTTGTTTGGTGATAATGGACACTCCAAAGGAATGTCGTAGGCTGTGTGGATCGCTTTCATCAATGCTTGGAGTGCTTGTAGTTGGACATCATAGAAGCCCAAGAAAGGGTCAAGATAACTACCATGAACCTTCTTTCTTTCCCAAAGAGGTCGTTCACCATAGCCATTCTTCACATACCAGCTTTGATGCTTTGGGTAATACGCATTTGCTATCTCAACTCCAATAGAGTTGTTGTTCCATTTAGAAGATCCAGCATGCCATGCAATGTGATTGCAGTCCATAAATTGATAGATAGTGCCGTCGTTGTCTATACCGAAATGAACTGAGATCCCTCGGTTCTTGAGTACCCTGAAGCAGCTCTCCGAGGACAAACAAACATCCCAATGACAGACAAAGTTGCTGACTTCTCTCTTCTCACGCACTGTGCGGTAGCCGCTAGTTAGTCGAAGTCCACCCGACTCTATTGGGAGAACAACATGGGGCCATTCGATATCAACATAGTTGTTGTTACAAAGTATGAACGACTCTTGTCTTGTCCTGAGTTCACGAGGGGCGTGATCTATAAGATCGGCTTCGCGAACAGTCCAGATCCGGCGATAAGTTGTTGGCCCGACTAAACCATCAGCAGTCAATTTATATTCCTTTTGAAATTCTTTTACCTTTTTAAGCAAATCCTCGTCAAAATGGGTGGCCCCAAACCATTCAGGGGTCCACCCGAGTTTTGCGGAGGAAGATTCGTTATAAAAGATTTTATCCATTTTTAATCCTTTTTCATTATAATTAGATCAAAACATCAGCAATTCCATATTCAATTGCTTCTTCCGCAGATAAATAAACATTTATTTTTCGATCCATAAGCTTTTTCAGTGTACGCTTGGTGAAATTTGAGTTTTCAACAATCGCCTCAATATAAGCCTCTTGAAGGTTTTGAATCTCGTCGAGCTCGTTCACAAGGTTGTGAACCGATCCAATGTTTCCAGCAGATACAGCATGAATCATTACACGACAGTTTCGTCCAATCTTTCGCTTGCCTTTGGTCCCTGCTGCTAACAGAAGGACACCAGCGGACATAACTTTTCCAAGTCCACAAGTCACAATATCACAACGAGTTTTAGCAAAGTTCATTACATCATAGATCGAGAACATATCATCGGCTGAACCGCCATATGTTGAGACATAAAACGTTATGTCCTCTGGTGGTTCTGGTTCTTCGTCCTCAAGAGAAGCCATGGGCTCCGACATCGTAATTAAGTGGTAGCAGAGTTCTCCTGCTTTCTCTTCTTCAACAGAACCAAAGAGGCCAATGATGCGAGGATCTTTATCGCCACCGCCGAGCAGTTGGCCTAAGTTGATTTTAAGTTTTGCAGTTTCTTCCCCTTCTTCTTCAGACTTTTCGTCTGTGTCTTCTTTAATTTTGTTTCTTCGTTTTCCAATAAATGTCATAATACCTCCATGACGTATATAATATAACCTACTTTAGGAACATTGTCAAGTTATTTCTATCTTTAATTATCTTTGTTATATGTTTCTTTGCTGTTTTCCAATTCTGAAAGGGAGCCAAGTGTTTAAGGCGCTCTGGAATAATATGTATAAGATTACCTATAATAATATCAAAGACGGTATCGTTTTCAAGTTTGTCCATCTTGCGTTGAATCTCAATCTCTTTTTCATCAACTCCGCAGTCCGACAGATACTTATATGTTGTTTCTTGCACTTGTATGGTTTTTTCGTACGCAGTTCCTATGATTAATAAGGCGTCTTCAATGCTCCCCTTAACCATTAGCACCAATGTCCCGGCCCCTAAAACATAAGTGTATGTTGCGTGAACAAGAATCCCAACTACAAAGAACAGAATATATAAAATCAATTCCATTTGACCTCCAATAAAAAAAGACGGGGGATGCCCGTCTTTATATTATAACACGATAAAGTTATTTGTCAAGTGTTATTTACTAGCTTTTTTGGCTGCTTGGTTAATTCGCTTAGCAACACGCTTAGCAACTTCTTGAACAATTTTTTCTTCATTTTTGAATGCTTTGTCGCCTTTCTTTTCACCACGGCCAGTGCCGCTGTGCTTAAGTTCGTCGTCTTTCTTAGTTGTGTAATCTTTTTTGCCTTTGTGGGTTGCAGACTCGTCACCTTTCATTGCGCCATGCTTTTCTTGAAGTTCAATTTCAGCATCGACATCAAGGTCTAATTCTTCAGGCTCATCTTCTGCTTTATCAAGGTCACCT